CTAATCTTTCCATTGCTTCTTTTGATAAAGTAGAAGGATGTTGAAGCACTCCTGATAAAGAAGCCCCGTTTCCAAAAAATGCTCCCCCGTATTTTTGGGTTGCAATTCCGATTCCAATATTTTCTCGAGCTGCAGCAATAGGTGATTTACCTACATAACCATTACAAGATAACCCTAAAATATGTATAACTTCATCATCGCTATAAGTTTCTTTTTTACCTTCTTTATCACAAACATAAAATTTTTCCCCATTTACAAGTTTAATTTTAACTTTAGAAGGGTCTAATATAGCTAAATTTATAGGTCTCATTTTATTATCTCTACTTATATATGCATAAGCATTCCCATATAAACATAAGTTTAACATCATTGTATTAAACCACGAAAATGAAGTCATATTTTTTTCTGGAGCATTATGTAATAAATTATAAATAGGATGAGAATAAGCAATATCTCTCCCTCCTGTTTTCATATCTCGCTTATAAACGTTAATAGGTAAAGAAGCTATAGACTCAGATAAAGTACGAACACAAGCCCATACAGCAGCTAAAGTTAAACTATTGTTTTCGGAAACTCCTATACCTGCTGAAGTATTCTCTCCATAATCTAATGGTGGTATTATGTTATTCTTTGGATTTTCTGGATTATAATTTCTTTTAAATAGATTTGTAAAGTTCTTGATTATTCCCATAAATGCAAAATTATAATATTAATAATATTATATATGAAACTTTGCTTCATTTTATTAAAAAAAAAAGAG